AATTAAAACTATTGACGATAAATTTATTGGTTGTTTAGGTTTAGACTTTGTAAAAAGAAAAACAAAACTAGATATGGAATCAATCAACCATCTAGCAGTTCATGCAACTGCAATTGGTGGAGTACTACATAACCATTTACAAAGATAATGCCATACACAGCGAGAAAAGTAGGAGATCAATACTGCGTCTATAAAAAAGACGGAGGTGATAAAATTGGGTGCACCGACGGAAACAAGGAAGCTTTACGTAAGTATCTTGCTGCCCTACACTTGAATGCTAACGAATCTATAAACGAGGAGTCAAAAGGATTGTGGGCTAACATAAGAGCTAAAAGAGCTCGAGGAGAAGCACCAGCCAAAAAAGGATCTGAGGCTTATAAAAAGGCTGTAGATGCAGCTGAGAAGATCAATGCTGAGGAAGGTGTAAATATGTGTGAAGCTTGTGCCTTATCATTGATGGAAGATATTAAAGCTGGTAAGATAGAACTCACAGAAGCTGATTATCAAGCACGCACTGTTAAGTTGGGTAAACCAATGCAAGGCGATGTCAAGAAATTCAAGGTTTATGTAATGAATCCTAAAGGAAACGTCGTTAAAGTGAACTTTGGACAAAAAGGAATGAGTATAAAAAAGAATAACCCAGCTCGAAGAAAGTCATTTAGAGCTAGACATAATTGTGATAATCCAGGACCAAGAACAAAAGCAAACTACTGGTCATGCAGAAATTGGTAAAATGAAATTAAAAAACATTCTTAACGAAATAGAAGTGCTTGGTCAGCAGAAGGTAATTCCACTTGATCAAATAGACGTAGACACAGCTAGAGATGCTATCCGCAATGGAAGAAAGGATAAGAATCAGGTAGACGACGTTGCCATGCACAAAAAGGCAGCTATTTCTGTAAAAGATCTTAAACCAGCCCAAACAGAAATAATTAAAGAAAAAGCGTTTGGAATGGCTGTTGGAATGTTAATGAAAGGTAAGTGGGATAACCAAGACCTAGAATCAATTATTTCAAAAGATAACTATATCATGGATGGACACCATCGATGGGCAGCAGTATCGCTAATTAATCCAAATGCAAAGATAGTTGGAACGGTTATTAATCTACCAGGAATAGCGTTAGTGTCTGTACTCAACATTGCAACAAAGGCAATGGGCAAGAGTGGCAATCCAGGTAAGGGAGATGTAGCATCATTTACTGGAGCTAATTTTGATCCACTAATCACAAACGCAATGCAAAATGGTATCAAAGGAGAATTTCCTATCGATGGCAAAACAATTACAGAAGCCATGGGCAAAGTTCCAGGAGCTAATGGTGATGCTGAGAAGGGAAAACAAATAATGATGCGTAACGCAGATTCGTTACCAAAAATAATAATGCCAGGAGCTCCAGAAAGAATAAACATGCCGGTAATAGCACCCGCAGAAGTGAGTAAAGTAGTAGCAGCTATAAGTCAAGGACTTATTGATTTCACTAAACCGTATGCACCAACGACAAATGTACAACAAAATAAAAATATGAACGAACTTAAGCTAACATCATACGGTGTAAAAGAGCTGTTAAAGGCAGTCTTTAATAGACTTGACTTACTTCCAAAATTAGGATTTGATAAATTTAAACACGTAATTCATCACTTAAAATACGGTGATCAGGAAGAGCAAGAGGAAATACGAAGTAAACTTAGACAATTAGGAGTTAATGTTGTATACGAATCAAAGGAAGTGCAACTAAGAAAGATTGTAAGAGAAGAGGTTGCTAAAATAATTAAAGGCAAAAAACAAACTAAATAAGATGAGCGGTGAGAGTAAAACACAGCAGAAGACTGAGGGTGAACCCAGCAACGTTGAGCCTGATGATTGCAATGTTTTTCAATCCTTTAGGTTTCGACGCACTATTCAAGATGGTAATGGACTGGACCGATTCCTATTGGATTACGGATGCTATTTTTTATGGCGTATCAGCTTTATTCTTTATCTTGTACTATTTATTAAAGAAACGCTCTAATAGACATGAAGTTAATTAATTTAATTCCTTTAAGAGAGGTAGAAGATCAATCAACACCGGAGTTGATTGCATTTGTGTAATGAAACAAAAAGATAACGTAATTGAAGTTATACCTTACGACTCAAAAGATAAAACAAACTTTGGTGCTAAAGCAACTGAGTTTGCATCCTTAATACAAAACTAAAATGAACAAGGATCTAGAAAAATTACTATCATACCTATTGCATTCAAGAAATCAAGTGCATGCATTTCATCTACAGACAAAGTCGTTCTCTGAGCATACAGCTTTAGGTGGATACTACGATAGTATTGGAGGCTTGTTTGATGGTATAGTGGAGTCCTACCAAGGTAAATATGATATCATTGCCAACTATGAGAACTTTGGATTAGAGTCTTATAAAAGTGGTGAAGCAACTGTAGCGTACCTAAAAGCATTAGCTAAAAAGGTAGAGGATACCTTTAGCAAGGTAGAAGATACATACATCCAAAACCAGCTAGATGGTGTAACTGAATTAATATACTCAACAATATACAAACTAAGATTCTTAAAATAATGACAAAGAGACCGGTAAAACTTACAAAAGAAAGAGCATTGCGTGAAGCAATCCGTCGACTAGCTGTTAAAGTTCTTCGAGAGGAAGAGGAGAAGGCGGCTGAAGAGAATCCTGAGGAAACTCCAGAAGAAACTCCTACAGCAGCTCCAACACCCGCTCCTGAAAAAGCTCCGGAAGAAAAACCAACTCCTGAAGAAGCTCCAGAGGAAGAAGAAGGATTAGGTGGCGACTTCCAAACCGCTGTTGATATGTTTACTCGCAAGATTAGCTCATCACAAGATACACCATCAGGGGACGACTTGGTAGATATGCTATCTCAAGTGGCTGAGAAGTTTACAACAACAAGTGAGGAAAGATTAAACTTATTAAAAGGAATCCGAAATAATATAGTACACTAATGAATACTACTCGCATCGAAAAGAGACTTAAAGAAGATACTGCATACCAAGAGTTCTTCCAAAAAGCTATGAAGAAGTTTGACATTTCATCTCCAACAGATCTTAAAGATCCAGAGAAGAAAAAGAATTTCTTTAACTACGTTGATAGTAATTACTCAGCTAAAAACGAAGTACAAGGCGTTAGTGGACAATACACAGCTGCTATACAGCAGATGAAATCAGTAATGCAAACCTTTTTACAAAAGCTAGCACTTGCTCCTAGAGATATACAGAGAGATTTTGCTCAACTATATAAATCAGTTACAAAGCAGAGTATGCAGCAGCTAAACAAGTTTGAGATTGAAAAAATAATGGATGTTCTTAAGCCATTATTGGAGAAATCGGGATTCAAATTAAAAGTTAATGATAAAGAGCTTGCAATGGCGTTTACAACAGCTCTTAGTCAGACTAAAAACATAAACACTAAAGTACCAGCATCTGTATTAGCGGAAGCTTACTTTCCAACTGATAGCAATGATGAGCCAAGTATGAGAGATGCGAAAAAAGCATTAGCTAATTGGTTTAAAAATAGCATCGAGATAGGTATGCAAGGTCAGCCATTGAAGCGCTCAACATTTGACATCTTACACGATCTTATTGATGACTATGCAATGGAGTACGCTCGAGACTATGCAGACAACCTTGATATGGAGCGAAATACATTCTAAGATGAAATTAGAAGTTACAAAAACAAACCTAATATTAGCTGCAGTAATACTGTTACTGCTTGGTTACATTATAATCATAAGTAGAACAAACACTACTATAAATGATTTAGAATACAAAACCGAGATTGATAGCTTGAATAGAGCAATATCAACTTATCAGCAGCACCAGGTTGTTTTGGATCAAAAGATTTCAAATAAAGAATTAGTTATCAAAAAGCTAGATCAAGAAATAGATTCAACAAAACAAGTAATAATTCAAGAAAGAAAATACTATGGTGACAAAATTAAGAATGCTGGCCGTTATACTCCTACTGAGCTTAACAGCTTTTTCTCAGAACGCTACAACTAAAGAGCAGTTAGTCTGCATCCCACAATCTACAGCACAAAAGATTGCAGTCGATCTAATAAGGTTGGACTCGGTTACCGTTGAGTTAAAAAACACACAAGTTGTTTTACAAAAGACTGAGCAAAAATTAGTTGAGCAGGATAGTCTTATTTTGATATACAAAGAAAAGCTTTTAACCTACCAACAAGAAGTAGCTACACAAAATATTAGATTTAATACATGCTCCGAAAGAGTTACTAAGCTAGAAAAAGATGTAGTTACACTGACTGACAAGAATAAAAGATTAAAAGGTTGGTTAAAAGGAATTGGTGGGGGTTTTATTACTAGTGTAGGATTGCTAATTGCCATGATTACAATAAAGTAATATGTCAGAACAGCAAAAAAGTCTTAAAGAGATCATAAAAGATGAGTACGTTAAATGTGCTCGTTCAGCGTCTTACTTCATGAAAAAGTACTGTGTAATTCAGCACCCTACTAGAGGCAAGATTCCATTCCACTTATATCCATATCAAGAGGATGCACTGCAAGACTTTCAAGACTTTGACAGAACAATTATTCTAAAGTCAAGACAGCTAGGTATTTCAACTCTTATAGCAGGATATGCACTTTGGATGATCCTATTCCAAAATGATAAAAACGTACTTGTTGTTGCGATTGACCAAAACACATCTAAAAACCTTGTAACAAAGGTACGAGTGATGTTTGACAACTTACCAAGTTGGATGAAGTTGAAAGCGGTAGAGAGTAATAAATTATCAATGAGACTTTCAAACGGATCTCAAATCAAAGCCGTATCAAGTACAGGAACATCAGGACGATCAGAAGCATTATCATTAGTAATCATTGATGAGGCAGCTTTCGTTGATGGAGCGGAAGAGTTATGGGCATCACTACAGCAAACACTATCAACGGGTGGAGAGGGTATATTATTATCAACTCCTAATGGTACTGGTAACTTTTTCCATAA